TTATTATAAAGGTGTAGATAAAGATAAGAAAGATGCTCGCGCTGCTCATTTTGAAAAAGGTGCAAAGATGTCTGACGATAACCCTGCGGCATACAAACCAGCTCCTGGTGATAAAGAAGCAAAGACTAAAGAGTCGAAGTTTACTAAAAAAGCAAGAGCTATGGGATTTACAGAAGATTTAGTTTGGGAAGAATTAGTTGAAGGTCTCGACGAAGGTTTGTGGGGACAGCGAATTTCAAAAAGACCGCATATGCTATATGCTGCAAACGGAAAAGTAAAATTTGATAAACGCTTTAAAATGTATAGACCAAAAGATGTTAAAGAGTCAAATGAGTTTGACATTGAAGACATTGCAGAACTATACGAAGCGACCGAAGGTTATATGTCTGAAGATAAAGCTGGAAAATCTTTAAAAGATAAAGCAGCGAAATCAGGTATGCCTGCCGGTATTTTACGTAAGGTTTATAACCGTGGCGTGGCGGCATGGCGTACAGGTCACCGCCCAGGTACAACTCCTGAGCAATGGGGACATGCTCGAGTAAATTCATTTATTACAAAATCATCAGGTACATGGGGCAAGGCAGATAAAGACCTTGCTGATAAAGTTCGCAAAGAAGGAATAGAAGAAATGAATGAAGCAGCTACACCTCAAATGAAACAGGCAGCGGCAAGTATTGAAGCATATGCAAAAAAGCATGGTGGTATTGATAAAGCAGACTTTATGAAAGCAGCAAAGATGCTATCATCTGGTAATGCTGGTACAAAATTCATTAAGTTTGTAGACGATCTTGATACAGATCCACGCGAATGGTTAATTACTAATCTTGCTAAAACTATGGGTAAACAAACAGTTGAAAAAATGTTTAAAGTTAAAATCCGTGAAGAAGTAGAACAGCTTGACGAATTAACCGCGGCGGAAAAGAAACTTGTTAATCAAATGTATGATAAGAAAGGTAACCTTACTCCATTAGGCAAAAAGGTTATGAACCACGGTAAAAAGCCTGGTGATAAAGGTTACGTAGAATCAAATCTTGATGAGCAAGCTGCAGTGTTTTTAGAAAAGTATAAACCAGCAACACCTGAAGAAATCAAAAAGGATAAAGAACGTGAGCGTAAAGCAAGCGGCAAACAACGTCCTTCAATGAACGCTAAATCTGCCACAAAGAAAACATATGGTGGTATGATGGGTGGTCTTAAAGCTGGTTACGGTTACGGAGAAAGCTCAAAAAAATCTGTTGATACTAAACCAACTATTGACGAAGATGAAAAAGAAAACCTAGCTAAATACGCGGCAGCTGCAATGGCACGTAAAAAAGAAGCAGGCGAAATGGATGATAATCCAAAACCAAAATATAAAGACAAAGTCAAACGCAAAGAGGTTGATGAAGCGTCGTGTGGAGCCGGTGAGCAAGGTACTAATGAGCTTACTAAAAAATACAAAAAAGATACTCCAATGGAAAGTATTCCACCTGAAGTCGTAGGCGCAGCATTAGCCGCTCCTATGGTTGCTCAAGGAGCAAAAGCTGCAGCTAAAGGCGCATATAGAATGGCTAAAAAGATTGTAGCTAAAAAGAAAGCTAAAAAGTGATACCCTTTAAGCAATATATTTCTGAAGGTCTTAAACTTAAACTCATTAGGGGTAAGACCGAAGACGTATTAAAGATACAAGATTCTAAGGAAAAGTCTTGGGTTGAAGTGCGTGGCAAATCTAACTTTGAAACTAAGTTTGACCCAAAAGATCCTTTACACAAAGCAATTGCAGCTTTACGTAAATCGGTTAATGTATCTGAACTTGTAAATGGAGAGCCTGTAGGCATTAATCCAAACCACCCACACGGCAAGAAAGCCTTGGCAGCAATAAAGAAGTTAATGAAATGAAAAATTTTAAAACGTTTATAGAGCATAAAGACGAATATGATAACGAAGGTGGAATGGCTAAAGGCCAATTGAAAACCATGATTGATGCAGCACAACAATTGCATGATATGTTATCTGACGATGAAAACATGCCAGAGTGGGTTCAATCAAAAATTACTAAAGCCACTGATTATATTGACACTGCGAGAGATTATATGAAGTCTCAAGACGGTAAAGAAGACAGTCAGCAAGAAGCTTGTTGGGATACTCATAAGCAAGTTGGTATGAAAAAGAAAGGGAACAAGATGGTTCCTAATTGCGTTCCAAAGGTAGGATAACATGAAAAGTTTTAAACAGTTTTGCGAAGGTTCAGAAACATGGGAAGCAGGTTATAAGCGCCGTGTTGTTAAAACTACTAAACCTGAGCATAAAGACGACGGAAAAAATTGGAGAATTAAAGGTAAAGATAGACCTGAGATTTCAATTAAACTATATAAAGAAAAGCCATCACAGGCAGAATTTAATAAACAAATGCGCAGAGTCGCAGGTCACGAGTTTGGAGGATAACTGATGAATAAGGGACCAAAGTCAGAACAACATTTAGCAGTTATTGCCGAATGGATGAAATCTGAAGATCGAGAACAAGTTACAATTCATAGCAGCAGAAAACATGGTGCTATTAAATGGTTAGAATATCATCTTGAAGATTACAGATGGAAATTTAAAAAGTGGACTGATTTGCATGAACATTCCATATATTTCCAAACAGCTCGAGATGCAGCGTTATTTAGAACAAGATTTTTAGATAGTAAGGAAGACAGAGTATGAAAACCTTTGCAAAGCATAACTTACACGAAGGTATTGCGTATCATTTAGAGAACGACATTCCGTTAGCAGAGTGTGTATATAGACCACACAGCAAATCGTTTTACGAATTTTTTATTGAAGCGCGTAAGTTATTCAAAGAAGGAATCATAAACCCATCTAATTATTTCGATAGAGACCTATTAGAAACAGATATAGGTGAACACGATATTTACGAAGAACGGCGAGTTCCACTTGACATTCCCATGATGGAGGATGAAAAGGACGTTGAGCTCAACAAGCCACAAAGAGGTGGTCCCAAAAAGTTCTATGTGTATGTGAAAGATGGGGATAAAGTCAAAAAAGTAACCTTCGGGGATACGTCCGGATTGGCCGTAAACTTTGATGATAAAGAGGCACGCAAGTCTTTCGCAGCTCGCCACCAATGTCATTTAAAAAACGATAAGACTAAAGCTGGGTATTGGTCTTGCCGTTTACCTCGATATGCAAATGAATTAGGATTAAAAAATGGAGGTTCGTTCTTTTGGTAAAACCATATTATGATGAACATTTGACAGATAACCAATGGATAAGAATATTTAACCCTTATAATACCGCCGCCGATGATTATGTTTGGCATAGGGATAAAAACGATAGAATATTTACAGTATTAGATGGTGATGGTTGGAAAATACAATTTGATGATGAACTGCCTACTGTTATAAATAAACGTGATACGATAGAAATACCTAAAATGGTTTATCACAGGATAATACCTGGAAAAAGCAAATTAAGGATAATAATAAATGAAAACGTTTAAATCACATATGACTGAGCACGAGATGCACCTTGCACTCGTATGGGAGCATATGCATGAAGAAAATATCAACCCCGATGATTTGACTGAAGAAGAGTTAAATGAAATCATTGGTAAGGTACTTGGCGGTGCTGCAAAGCTCGCGGCCAAAGGTATACGCCGAGGTCTTGTTAATAAACAAGGAAACCTTAGAGTTTCGCGTGCCGGCCGTAACGATGCAAGACAAGCAAAAATTGATTCTATTGAGAAAAAGAAAAAAGAATTGAAACGAGCCACAAAGACTCGTCAAAAGCTTCAAACTGCTAGAGCTAGTTTAAGAACTGCTCGCAAAGATTTCAGAAAAGCTAGACAACAAACTAACCCTTAATTTGCAATAAAGGAATAAAAAAATGGATTTTGCATCATCATTTAAATCAAAGCTATTGGACGCGTTAGAAGATCTTGAAGAAAAGAAAATGGATCCGGTTGGTCAAGCCGACGATGATATTGATAACGACGGAGACGTTGACAGTTCAGACGAGTATCTTCACAAACGTCGTAAAGCTATTAAAAAGGCTATGAAAGAAGAGCAAGAAGCTCGCCTATCAGAAGATAAATAAATCAAGAAACCCAAATAAGGAGATATAAAAAAATGGCACTTTGGGGAAAAACTGACGCATTAGCATCCGTACCAAAATGGTTGGAAGATGCCGCAGCAAATACAAACAAATCAAACGATCGCGATAACGCGGTATTCGTTGACGTTACAGAGGCAGGTATTGCCGCAAACCGCGCAAAAGGTTTAAAAGGACCAGGTTGGTGGTTGTATCATACTGCCGGTGGACGTCACTACGCAGAATGCTTAGTACCAATGAAGGTATCCGCGGGTGATGCTGGCGACTTAGGTGTTACCGGTGATACAGCAGTTGAAGACGCAATCGTAGCTGACTCATAAAAGCAAAGAAAATATAATATGAAATTGACAGAATCAACCTTTCTGTTATTTGCATCTAAATATTATGACAATCCTCAATGTTCCGACGTATCAGAATTTGAGGAAGACCTAAAAAGGTTTCAATATTTGCGCAAATTATTTGGAAGATACAGACAAGATAATGAATTAAAAGAAAGGTTGATTCTAAACCACTTGATAATTATCTATAACATGTTTGGGCCTGAAGCAACACATATGCTATTCATGAAACTCGAAGAATATCATGAATACATTAAGCCGTTTGTTGAATACTTAAACTATATGCCTATAGAAATAATATATGAAGATCGTATAATAGGTAAAGACAATATTATAGCTGATCCAGTTATAGAAGAAAAACTTAAAGGAATATGATCTTATGATCGTTGATTTATTTTTAGTATACCAATTCATTCGTCGTCTTGCTACTCCATTTAATAAATGGGAAGCATATAAACTCGGCATCATTGATGAAAAAGGTAAGGTCTTAATTAAATCAAAAGATTTTACTAAGGCAGCTCAGCGTAAAGCGTGGGGTGTCTTTGATAGAATGGTCGCCAACCTTAAAAAGTTATTAGCTAAAGTTCCTGGCGGCAGTTCTCGATTTGCATCATATGCTGCTGCGTTATTTCTCATTAAAGAATACAAACATTTTACTGATGAATCTACTCTTACAGAAGAATTGACTGATAAACAATTAGATGAATCAATACAATTATTTTATAGTAGATATACTCATTATACCACACTTGCAGAAGATGTCAATGGTTTAAATGAAAAGGCTGAACTTTTTTTAGAAAAGCTAAAAGCATCTGATGATATGGGAGATTGGATTGACGATTTCTACAAATCAGACGCACCACAGTTTAAAGGCAAGTCAAAAGAAAAACGACGTCAAATGGCAATTGCTGCCAAGTTGGCGGTTGATGAATCATTAGAAGAAGCCGCTACTCCGCGTTGGAAAAGAGCTGGACCTAATGGCGAAATACAAGCTACCATTGGTGGTAAGAAATATCAAATCGAAAAATCCTTAGATAGTAACGAACGCCATAAAGGCGAATGGAAAGTTATGGTTTGGGATAAACGTAGAGATAGTTGGGAGTGGGAAACCACCGAGTATGGTAAAGCCAACGCTAAAGATTGGATTATGGATAGATTAAAAGAAGACACGCCAGTTAATAACGTTGGCGATGGAAATATTGCAGGAATGGATGGAACTGCAATGTCAAAAGCAGCTCAAAAGAAATGGACATCCAAGAATAAAACTAAAAAGCGTAAAACACTGAGAAATATTATTAATGGAGATACCTTATGATTACATTAGAACAATTTAGCGCAATGATCCCAAAGAATAAGGACTCTGAGTCTTGGTATGAATCAGCAGTTCCTATGTTTGAAAAATACGAAATTAATACAACAAACCGATTAGCAGGTTTCATGGCTCAATGCGCTCATGAGTCTTTAGACTTTACGAGACTTGAAGAAAATTTAAACTACAGCGAAAAAGCGTTAAACGGAGTGTTTGGTCGTTATTTCGGAAAGGGCAAACGAGATGCTAAAGAATACGCGAGAAATCCTGAAAAAATTGCGAACTATGTTTACCAAGATGAATACCGCAGCAAACGAGGCGCTATGGGCAACACCACTGCCGGTGATGGGTGGAGATTTCGGGGCCGTGGCATTAAGCAACTTACAGGTCGAAACAATTATACAGCGTTTGGAAAATCAGTCGGAATGTCAGCAGAAGAAGCAGCAGACTACGTTGCAACCGAACGAGGAGCTCTCGAGTCAGCCTGCTGGTTCTGGGCAACAAACAAGCTAGACAAATGGGCCGATAAAGGCGACATTAAAGGATTGACAAAAAAGATAAATGGTGGTACAATTGGTTTAGAAGATCGTACACGTCGTTGGGAAGAAGCATTAGCTATTCTTGGTGGCAAGGTTCCAGCGCCAAAAGCGGCAAAGAAATCTGCATCAACAAAATCTCGTACTTTACGTAAAGGTATGAAAGGTGATGACGTTGCTAAAATGCAAAAAGCTTTAGGTATTACTGCTGATGGAGATTTTGGGTTTGGAACTCAAACATCAGTTAAAAAATGGCAAAAACTTAACGGTTTAGTTGCAGATGGCATTGTAGGCCCAGCAACACAAGCCAAAATGTTTAAATAATAAATAATACACAGTTAACATAACAAGGAGAACAACATGTCTTTAGAAAAGATTGTCCAGGAAGCCGTCGAGGCACGTCCACTTGGTTTGAAAGAAGCGTTTGAAGCAGAAATGGAAAAACGTATTCTTGCCGCACTCGAAGAAAAAGCAACAGCTAGCATGATGGAAGCAGCTGCTGATGAAGACGAGGACGAAGATGACGAAGATCAAGACGACGAAGAAGATGACGAAGATGAGGATAAAGAAGAGGACTAAGATTGGCTAGACTCTATCTTATAATCATTATATTAAGTATTTTAGGTGGTGGTGGTTTCGCGGCAAAATCGTACTTTGATTGGTCGCAGGAAACTATCACCACTTTACGTACTAATAATGTGAAACTTCAAGATGCTGCGGAAACTTTGCAAAACACTGTTGACCAAATGGTTGCGGATGCAGCACGAAATGAAGAATTGAATAATAACCTAACTAAGCAACTACAACAATCTCAAGAACATCTTGACAAATTACGTGGTGTATTTGCTAAAATAGATTTGACTATGGAAGCGCTAACTGACGCGCAAGATTTGGAGGAAAGGGTAAACAATGCAGTTGCAAAACTTATTGGAAGAATTGCCGAAGAAACTGATCCTAATCCTAGTACCGCTGACGATGCTGACAGCGTGTCTGGGGAGGACACCGGAACCGACGGTAGTAACACAGACTGAATACGTAAGTCAAAATATTCCAACACAGGAACGGCCTAAAAAGGTGGAATTTCCACCAGTAGAATGGTATGTTGTGACTGAGGAAAATCTTGACCAAAAAATTGAAGAATTAAAAACATCTACTGGTAATGTAGTATTTTTTGCTATATCCGCTAAAGGTTATGAAAATCTTGCAATTGGAATTGGTGATCTTAGACGATATATAAAAGAGCAACAAGCTATAATTGGCTACTATGAAGATGCGCTCAATGAATAAATAGTATTGACATAATTAATTATCGGTGATAGAATAAGGGGTACATGCATATTATGATACCCTTTTTTTAAACTTAATTACGGAGTTCCCCACAAGCCTTCGTTATCAAAAGGGTAAAAGGAAAATAAATTGGCAAATACAAAGTCAAACTGGGAAACGGATATCGCCCTAATAAAATCAGATATCAAACAGATACAAAAGTTCTTCAATAAAGTTGAAGACTCAATGGACGTGATGGTTGATCTGTCCAAAAACGTTGCAGTACAAAATGAAGTCTTGGAGTTTACTAAAGAAAAACTCGACGACGTTGAAAAGCTGTGTGAAGAAACAAAACGTACTGATGAATTACGTATGAATGTTCTAAGTGATCGTCTTGAAGAATATAGAAGATCATCTAGAAATGACCACGAAAGACTTGCACAACATAATGCTGAAAAACGTGCTACAAGTAATAAAGAAGTACTTGAAAAATTACAAGTAATGGAAACATCATTGCATACGAGAATGAATGAAGTAACGAAAAAGGTAAACGTCTTAGAAAATTGGCGTTGGTATTTTATGGGTATGGGCCTAGTGTTAGCAATAGTTGTAGCAGAAGTTAATTGGCCAACATTATTTAGTTGACATTTGGGCCTGATCCAATTATAATCTAATATATACAGAATCAGATTGAGCTTTTTATTATGGTAGATTTTACAGAACTAAAGTATGCGCAAATGCTATCTGGGCGTTTGGAGAACTTTAGAATACGTAACACAAATCCTTACAAAATTAACTTTCGGTGCCCAGTT